AAAAGTTATCAAAAATTGTTGAATTCTCAATGCCGTTAATTGTAACTTCATTGTTGCCATCTGAACCAAGATCTGTTGATCTTGCAGAGGTACTGTCAATCAAATCTTCATAGTTTGTTTGACTTGGACGGTCTCCAGTCTGAAACAGAGACTTGATGCTTGCGATTGATAATTTAGCCATACTGGAATTATATCACATATTTTAAAGTATATAGTTAGAGAAACCAATAATCTGTAGCGGAATTGCTGGAATATTACCAAGGCTAGTTGGTATCTGTATTGCTGTAAATCTTATTCTAAATGGTAGCACGGAGTTTATACTTACCCCCCGATTTGGCTGAGTAATTTCTACACTGGGAAAAGAAACTCTTTCAATGGCTTTTGTAAAAACAGGGGTATTGTTATTTATAACAACTGATGCCATTAGTTTGTAACATCCTCAAGGAGAATGATCTTCCCTTGAGCAACTGTCCAAACAAGGGTGTTCTGTGGAAGACGTAATTCAATATCAAAAATATCATTTGTTCTTAGTTGTGCGGTTTGTGCTGCAGTTAGGTTAACCTTAAACTCGCCATCCTCATCTTCTAGGTCTTGCTCTGGTGTAATTGAAAAAATTAACGTTGAGGTATCTGTAATTATTTGAGGCTCAACTGGAGTAGTGGGTCTTTTAAACTCTACCTCAATATCCCAGTCATCAATAGTTAAAGGTTCTTTAGCATCATCTGTTACATAAACACTAAAAGATGCTGTATCGCCCTTTACAATAGTCCAGTTAATAAATGGTGGGGCTTCACCAATATCATAATTAGATGCGCCCTGACCTCTATAAGTTGCCATTATGATAAACCCGCTTTCAGTGATCCCCAAGTCCCGTTACCCTTTGGTTGACCCACAAGGATAATTCCGCTTGATGCATTTTGTTTTAAAACTACCGCTACTGCTCCAGAGCCTGTTGTTGGAATTGTTGCAGTTAATCCCCCGCCATTGGCAACATATAGTTTATTTCCAACGGTATAAGAGTTTGTGTTAATATTTGAAAATACTCCAGACAAAAGAACAACTCCATCAGAACTGTTAGATATAGCAGTTGTTGCTAGTCCTATTACAGGAAATGTTGTTAAATCATCAGAGTCACATTTTGACACTGCTGGCTTTAGTGTTCCATACCCTGAAATATAAACAGGATCGCCTTTAGCAATAGAAGATCCGCTATTATTTGTTACATCAAGGGTGTGGTATGCAGGACCAACTGTTGTAAGTAAGGACTCAATGGTTTCAGCCAATGACTGAATATCTTCGTGAACATTTACTGGATCACTAGATAGTGGATAAGGGATATCATAATTTGTTGTTGAACCTGTAGCCATAGTATTTACCATTATACCACTTCATAGAGATACTTTTATAACAATTTAATAAAAAATGTTAAAACTTTGACTTTTGGGGCAAAAACATGTTATACTTGGAAGTAACACCAGACAACTGGTGCTTTTGTTTCTAGGAGGTTTATTTGATGAGAAGAGACAAGATGGCTTGGATTGGAATCCTATCTTTAGTGGGACTACTTGCACCCGTAAGTAATTCTGCTAATGCACTAACAACTACAACTGATAATAATTTACTAATTAATACGTCTAAGATTACCCCTGCCGACCCTAAGTCGGTTTTTTTGGTTTCTAAGCCAAAAAAAGTTTCAGTTTTGGCAAAGTATGAAAATGCTTCGTCTTTAACAGACTATGACCTAGTTCAACTATTGAAGGCTGTAGGCTTTACTGGAAAAGGTCTTAAGACTGCTTGGGCTGTGGCCAAGGCAGAGTCAAACGGAAGACCTTTTGCATTTAATGGAAATGCTAAGACTGGTGACAGTTCTTACGGGGTATTCCAAATAAATATGATTGGAATCTTAGGTCCTGATCGTAGAGAAAAATTTGACCTAAATGCTAACGCTGAGTTGTTTAACCCAGTAAAAAATGCAACAATTGCATTCCACATGACCAAGGGTGGTACAGATTGGAAGTCTTGGAAATACGCTAAGACTGCTCCTGTACAAAAATGGTTAAAGAAATTTCCACACAAGTACTTATAATACTTAAAATAAAGAACCCCATTGGATTTCTCCTTTAGGGTTTTTTATTTGCCTAAAACTAAATTTTATATTATCTTTTTTTGATGGTCTTTATATTTTTCTCCAGACGTATGAACTCCCTTAAAATACCTTCTTCCTGACTGATGGGGCTTATCTACGTCTACGGTATTTCTCTCTACGCTCAGGTTCATAGACTCTAAAATTTCATTTTCATGAACTTCTATTGGAAAAAGGTCTTGAATAAACTTTAGGTCAAAACCTTCTACAAAGTTTCTAGGAATTGGTAAAAAGGCCCCCAAGGGGTCTCCTTTGCGAATACTAATTTTTAAATTTGGAACGGTAACTTTAAGATTAAAAGTAAAATCTCTTCTAATATTGTCTGTCTCAATAACACCTGTCATAGATACACATCCTGGAATAAACATATTTGGAGGCTGGATCGTCATTAGATTAATGCCTATGGGGGTCTTTAGGGCAAATCTATTCTGAATTGTAATAATACCACTGCCAAAACCAGTTTGAATAATTTGTTTATTACTATTGCTATTATCAATAAAAGTTATAATTGGATTACTTTCTGTACCGTCCCAGATTGCGTCAAAGTCAATTAATGACTTAATCATAAATCCGTATTGGTTACCAATTGTTAAAGGCAAACAATAGTAAAAATGAGAAGTAAACCAATCTCTTTTTAGGTTTCCTTTTAATGGTTCAACTATTTCTTTGTAAAACCCATCATTGTCTAAAGCATGAGGAACAACAATAATTGTGTTCTCTGGCACCTCATATGATGGATCGTTAAGGTGTGGGCCAGACATGAGACCTTTCTTTTTCATATGTCCAGAAAGAGGCAATGGTATATCTCATGTCCCCTTCAATTTTTGTAACTCCGTGAAGATGCTCTGGATCTCCTGGATGCATTGCTAGTGTTCCTTGTTTTGGAACAATTTCAAAATTAAAATTTGGATAAAATGTGTGGCCTCCAGAGTAATTATTGTTTAAATATATAATAGTTCCAAAGACTCTGTGATCAAATCCGACAACATCTGTATTGCTCATATCATCTGCGTGAGGCCCTTGTTCCATTCCTGGAAACCATCTAACAACTTGCAAGGTGTCTGAGTATATTTCTTTATCAAGACCATATTGTTTTTTAATTTGTTCTCCGCAACGAATGTTTGCATCAAGCATTATCAATGCAGACTTTTTATCGTAATTAATCATTTTATAATAATTAATTATTCGTCCATCCCAAAAATCACTTCCACCACTTTCCCACAGATTAGACTCTACAGCAACGCTAATCAAATAATCACAATCTTCTTTTGATAAAAAACTTTCTACAGTTTTTGCATTATTCATCTCTACCCCTATCCATTAGTTCTTTTCTCCATTTACGCCAGCCATCGTATAACTCTCCTAAATTATGCCCAACGTGTTCGTAAAACTCTTTCATACTTCTTTCATAAAAAATATCACCATCTTGTATATCTTTACCTATTAGTATATCAATAATTCTGTCTGTTGTATAGTCTCTTTTAGGAAAATATTCTTCTGGAAAATCTTCGTGAAGTCTTGGCCTTCTTATTCTGTCTGAATATAAATGATAAATAGGTATATTTGACGGAACATACACATTCCATCCTGCAGTAAATGTTCTAAATCCGTTTAAAACTTCTTCTCCCCAAAATAAAACCCATTCTGGCTGGGGAATAGTTTTAAAGTATTCTGCAGGAGCAAAAATAAAATGCCCTGTCATATACCAATCACGAGCATACTCTTTTCCTTCTATAGGCTCCAAGATTGTTCCTCTTGGAGATAAGTCATAAGAATGAAGTAAATTTTCTTTTGTTGTATCTGTGTGCATTACAAAGGAAACTGGATAAGGTTGTTCTTTTTTTTCTTCTGTGCCATCTTCAAAGATATCAAAAACAGGCAAAGCCCCACTTAGTATTGGCTTTTTGTCATCTATTGACTCGATTAATTTAATTAATCTTGTATCCCATCCTTGATCAAATCTAGAATGTGAGTCTATCTGAAGTATATAGTCATAAGTATCATCAAGCCATTTTAAACAACGATTTCTGCATGCTGTAACACTAAACATCTTACCAGCAAGTTCTAGGTCATATTGAACCTTTCCATCATAAGTTCTTTCTAGTTTTGATGACTCAATTTCGTGTTCTAGTGCATGAATAAAACATCCAACCATGATATTCTCTGGATAGTCTGCTTCACAAATTAATGAATCAATTGTGCCTTGTAAATATGGATCTCTATAAGACGCTAAAGATACATATATTTTTTTCATTTACCATTTTCCTAAAGGGCACACTGCATCTTTAAGTTTTGTTTTTGCTGCCATAAAACACCCACATTTCTTACATTGAGATGTTAATTTTATTAATTCTGGACATGCTTTGCATAATTCAAATCTTGAATCAGAAATACTTGAATCTTCTAAATATTTATCAGGATTAACCATATCCCAAGGACGAGTATTTCCAATATTTTGTTTGTATTTTGACCAATTGCTATTAGACATT